TCAAAACTCAACTGCCCGGTCTACATGCAGAAAGTCCGCCCGGAGGTTCCTACCTCGGTGGAGTACCCCATTGAGAGGATGAAGGCGCAGTTCGGGGATTACTTCACCAACAGCATCAGCTTCATGCTGGCGATGGCGATTGACGAAGGGTATCATACGATTCATGTCTATGGGGTAGATATGGCACAAGAGACGGAGTACAATCAGCAACGTCCCTCGTGTGAATACTTCCTCGGAGTCGCCAAAGGCCGGGGCTGTGAAATCTTCCTTCCCAAGACAAGCGACCTTCTCAAGGTGCGCTGGATGTACGGCTACGAGGATGAGATTCAATCTTCCTGGGACGCTCGGGTAAACGAAATCTACACCGGCATCACCGGGAGGCTTACCGCGGCACAGCAACAGGAGAGACAAGCGCATGAGGCCATCCTGCAATACATGGGCGCGCAGGACGCCATCAGGACGCTCAAGCGCATCCAAGTATCTTGACCTTCTCCCCCCCTTTCAGGGGCGGCGGCTCTTTGGCTCCTTCGAGTCTCCGCCCCGAAAGCAGGTGAATGGGTAACACAGGTTGGGAAGCACCGATCAAGGCGGCGATAGCCTATAACGCCGAGCACGCCAATGACAAGGATGGCGACGACGGGTACCGCCCGGTCTGCGCCTGGACTCTCGATGAGAAGAACGGCAAGAAACACTGCGGCTGTTGCGGGTGGCTCAGTGAGTGATATCAACGGTGGCATGAGGACCATCGCCACGATGGAGCTTCGCGACCCCAGCGGAGGTCTAGTCTGCCGCTTCGACTCCAAGGCCCCGCGATGGTACGACGCATGGCGCATCAACTGGTGCTGTACGCATAGAGACAAATGGGCAGTGCCCGGTTTCCGCGAAGGACGCATGAACCCCATGACGTTGGGGTTTGCCTTAATCATCAGAACACAGGAGGTTATCCATGGCTTTAGGCGATAGTTCCCCCACCAATTATCTGTACGTCGCATCGGCGAATGCGCTGGTCAATGGCTCATCCTTCGGGAGGCCGCTGTTCATCGGGCTGACCTCGGACGACATGAGCGCCTGGACGCCGGCCACCACTGGCCCGGCTACGGAGAGCACCGGCAATGGCCTTGTGAGGGCTTCGGCGACGGTCACCTCGACGACTGTCACCGTGGCAAATGACGCCTGCAAATCGACGGTGACGTTCACCTGCTCGACTTCAGGGTCGATCACCGGGCATTTGTGCGGGTCCAGCTCGACCAAGATCGGCGGAGAAATGCTGTCGTACTACTGCTACGCCGCGACTGTTCCTCTGACCAATGGCGACACGCTGGCCGCGACCATCACGCATCAATACAAACTTGGCACGTAGGAGGAACAATGCAACTGATACTCATTGAGTTTGACGATAGTGTAGACCTGTCTGCAATCACTGTCGGGGCGACGGTGCAGGTCGGTTCCCTGAGCGGGATTGTGGACTCCAAGACCTCGATGGTCAACCCTCCAGACCCGATACTGCTGGCGCACACCCACACCATCAATGGCACGGTGACAGGGGTGACTGGTGAGCCTGTCTAGTCTGCTCATGGCCCGCCTGTTGCGCGGACATAGGACGGCGGTGGTCCCTGACTACTACTTTGCCGCGCCTGACTCGTTGGACTCGGACAAGGCGAAGGCGCTCGCCTCTGGGGGCGTGGTGCTGGATGGCACCGCCGCTGCCATGACTTATCTGCGGAGCATCATCACTAGCGCCGATTCCCCTTATTGGGACATCTGCCTGCTGGGTGGGACTTACCCTCTCTGGATAGCTGGGGCAGCAAACAACCACGGTCTCACCATGCGGCCCGGAGTGACAGTCAGAGGGACCGGGGCAAACACCGTCCTGATATGGGGAGAGCCATCACCCGGAGCATTGTGCTATGTCCCCACCGCCGGGAACAACGTCGCCATCAAGGATATGACCTTGGCATCGGGCGCATCCCCGGCGAGCGGCTATGCGCTCACGACCAAGTACCAGGGCAACATCTACGGCCTGGAGTTGAGCGGCCTGACCTGCCTCGACTGGCCGGACATCGCGCTGTACCTCTCCGGCACCTACAATGCCAAGTTGCACCACTTCGCCATAGACGGGGCACGGACTGGCATCCGGTTCGAGGACCAGAACGACAACGCCGTGGTCCATGACTTCACGATGAAGGACATCTGCTGCTGGGGGATCGCCTTCCAGCGGGTCAGCTACAAGATGCCCAACAACTTCGATGTCTATAACTTCGACATCGAGATGGGGACTCCGTGGGACATGAACGCTCCCCAGGAGTTGGCGGCTGCCGCTCCCGCCGGGTCCAGTGTGATCACCGTTGCGGATACCAGCACGTTCGTCACCGCCCTGCCCGTGAGGGTGCCGCTGCTCAGAATCGGCTCGGGGGACAACCTCGAATACCGACAGTTCACCATAGTGGATAGCACCCACCTCCAGATCGTGACCACCTCCAGCCTGCCGGCGCTCTATTACAACCACGTTGCCGGGGAGCCTGTGGCGCAGGTCGACCGGTGCGAGCACGGCATGTACCTGCAAGGCAATGCCCACAAGGTACACGGAGGCACGATCAAGAACGCGATGGGCCTCGGGATAAGGGCCGCCTGCTACGGCGACTTCAGCGATACCGGCAGTCACGAAATCTACAACCTGCGGATACTCAACTGTGCCGATGGTGCCATGTATTTCGGGGACGGCGGCGACCACAAGCGGCTGAACATCCACGACAACGAGATGACCGGCAACACCAATGTACGGACATGGTACGGAGCATATGCCAACCGCTGCCCAGGCATCTTCGTCTCCAAGAGCGATGCCCACTTGGGGAACCAGGATGACAACCACTACATCGGGCACAATGAAGTGAACATCACCACCGAGATACCCGGCTCCCCTCGAACCGGCCTCAACATACACGGGGTCTGCAACAGCCTAGTGGAGTACAACACCGTGCGCGGGAACAACATCCCGGGAGGGACCGGCGTCCATGTGTACGACTGCGGAGTGTCGCGCCCGCCTTTGAACAACAAACTCCACCACCAGACGTTCAGCGGGCTAGAGACGGAGTTGCTGATCGAGGATGACCAGGGAACGACAGAGGTAATCCAGCCGTGAAGCAGATCATTATCGGGGGTGGTGCAAGCGCACTCGTTACTGCTAGTGACAGGTACGCCACGCTCATGGGCGGTAGTTCATGGGGCACAACCCCTGATTGGAGAGTGCAGGTCATCCCCACCAATGGGGCGCTGTCTAACCTCATGGTCGAACTATCAGGCGTACCGGGGACGCACCCCTATTTGATCACCCTATACGTGAATGGCAACCCATCGGCAGTCGCCGTAACCATCGCGGCGGATGGAACCACGGGCGTTGATACCGATTCCGTGGACGTTTCAGCGGGCGATTACGTCTACCTGAAATGCACCCGCCCGGATGGCGACCCTGCCAATACGCCATCTGCCCGGTGGTCGATCCTCTGGACAGGGGACACGGCTAATGAGAGTATCATCATGGGTGGCGCTCAGGGGGTCGTTGACGCTACCGCCTACGCCCCGATTTCCAATGGCGCATACTACTCCAACGCAACCGAAGCACTGACCTGTCAGTGTATCCCCACCGGAGGGACGCTCAAGTCGCTGTACGTGAGACTAGCCACTGACCCCGGCGCTGCGCCTGACGCCTACACATTCACGCTGAGGAAAGCCGGTGACACCACCCTCACCTGCACCATAACCGCCGACAATACCACGGGGAACGACACTGCTCATACCGTGGCGGTGGTTGCTGGAGACCTAGTGGATATGGCCATAGTCCCGGTAGAGACCCCCGCTACGGCATCCTACGTAGCATGGGGGATGGTGTTTGCGGCGACCACGGATGGGGAGAGCCTGATTCTGGGCGGCAATACAGACTCACCCTCTAATTCTGCAACGCAGTATGCAAACTTACAGACCGGGATTATCGGCGCAGGGTGGCAGAATACAGAGGCGCAGCAGGGTGGACAGGCCCACGCCTCCAACGCGATTCTCAGAAACTTCTACGTCGCGCTCCAGAACGCACCGGATGTGGGGAACACCTTCACCTTCACGGTGAGAAAGACCGGGCCAGCTTCGACTGATCTAGTCATCGCCATCACAGGTGCCGCAACTACCGGCTCGGACACCGCGCACACCTACACGATGGCCGACTATGACGACATGGCCATCATGTCCGTGCCTGACTCAACACCAACGACGGGGTGCGTCTATTGGGGGTTGGTGTGCTACATTGCGGAATCGGAAGCCTACACCTATTCTGCGACGGTCAAGATAGCTTCCACGCTCACCACGGCTCGCCTGCTTACTCTTGGGCGTTCAGTGTCGTCCGCACTCGGAGCCAAGGCCGCTTCGTCAAAAGGCATGGGCAAATCGTCGGCAATCAGCCTGGGCATAGTCGCCACTGGAACACGCACGCTCGGACTGGTCAGGAGCGCGGCGGTCAAACTGGGGACCAAGGCCACTGCGGCGCGCGCGCTGGCGCTCAGTCGATCGAAGTCGGTAAGTGTCGGGGCCAAGGTGGCTGGAAGTAGGCTCATCGGCGTCACCCGAACAGCAGCGGTATCCTCGGGCATAGTCGCCGTGGGGGCCTATCTAAACATGATCGTCAAGGCCGCAACGGTGGCGATAGGAGCAGTGGTCACGGCCAGCCGCGCACTAGGGCTCACTAGGGCCGCATCTCTCGCCATAGGCGCCAAGGCCGCACAGCACTATGCCTCCACCCGGTATGAGTATCTCAACACGGGAGACACCGGCGCGAGTTCGCTCTACACCACCAACTGGCGGGGGCAGACATTCACGCCAAGCGCCGGGCACACCGTGACGAGCGTGAAGCTCCTGATCTACCGGACGGGCAATCCAGGGACGTTCACGGTGAGCATCCGGGGAACGGCCGCAGGTGTTCCTTCAGGCGCAGACCTGTGCTCCGGCACGACAGATGGTGACGCGCTGTCGCTAGATGGTGCGGGCGAGTGGAAGGAAATCACATTTGGATCAGGGACGCCCCTCACGGCAGGGACGATGTACGCCATCGTCGCCAGGAGCGCGGGGGCAGACTCGTCAAACTCGGTCTGCTGGAGGCTGGACTCTACATCCCCCACATACGACGGCACGGTGGTCACCAGCAGTAACAGTGGATCGTCATGGTCGATCGCCTCTGGGTCAGATTATATGTTCGAGGAATGGGCGCAGTATCTCACGTTCGGCCCGAAGCTGGCGCTACTGCGCTCCGGATCGGTCGCCTCCGGGATCGTCGGCGCGGGGAACAGGGTAGCGTCCGCGATCAGGTCGGCATCGGTGAGCGTCGGGTCTAGCGTCACGGCATCAAGGGCGTTCGCCGGACTGCGCTCGGCGTCCCTCTCCGTGGGTGCAAGCGTCACCAGCACGGCGGTGAAGGCGCTCACCCGCACGGCGGCCATCTCAAGCGGCATCGTGGCCACTGCTTCGAAGGGCATCGGTAAGACGGCCTCCATCGCCCTGGGGATCGTGGCGGTTGGCTCGAAGGCTACCGGAACATTCAGCGTCGCCTACCAGGCCATCGCCGTCAAACTGAATGTCCACGCCATATCCAGCGCGCTCAATGCGAGGGCGGCCACGATCAAACAGAACGTCAAGGCCATTGGGATTAAGTTGAGGACAAGAGTATGACGCATCTGACGATAACCAAATCTGATTATGGGTACCTGCTGACCTTCAGCATCACCGACTCATCTGGCTCCGCGAAGGATCTGACGGGGTACTCGGGGAAGTTCCAAGTGTGGCGACCCTCCGTCCCCGACACGCTGATCGTGGATTCGGCCATTACGCTTCTGGACACTACGGGCGGCACAGCGACCTATACCCTCCAGAGTACGGACTTCACCTCGGCGACATACTACGAGGGGCATATCACGCTCACCACGGCGGCGTCATCGCAGAATGACAGCGTGGAGTCTTTTCTTATCGCCATTCCCGGAGGGGCGTACTACTGCACGCTGAACGAGTTGAAGGATGAGTTGAACATCACCTCCGCCGATCACGACTATCGCCTCCAAGCCCTCGTCATGCAGGCGCAGACGTTCATCGACAAGTACTGCAAGCGGACGTTCATCCCTGGCACCGCCGGGACGGTGCGGTACTTCGATGGCGCAGAGTCGCCACTGTGGATTGACGATTGCACAGCCATAACGGCTATCGCACTGGACGAGGAAGCCGATGGCACGTGGTCATCCTCCATGGCGGCAACGGACTGGCTCCTGAAGCCGTACAACAGCAACCCCAAGACGATGCTCGTCCTCTCGCCTAACTCCGACTATGGCTCGTTCTGCTCCGGGGTGACGAAGGGCGTCAAGATCACCGGCACGTGGGGCTATGACACCACGGTCCCGGAGGATATCCGGCGAGCGGCGATCATTCAGTGCTGCCGATGGTTCAAGCGAGCCGACACGGCCTACGCCTCCGCTCTGGGGCCGACTGAACTAGGCGTGATCCAGACATTCGCGGGGCTGGACCCGGACGTGAAGATGATCCTCAGTGAATACGTGAAGACACAGTGGGCGAGATAGATGGCTGACGCTGAATTCAAACTCGAGGGCATTGAGGAACTGGTGACCAACAATGGGAAGTTGGTGCTTGAACTTGGCCCGATTGTGCGTGACCTCTTGCATAAGTGCGTCTTCACCATCGAACGCAACGCGAAACTACGCACCCCTATAGACACTGGCAGACTTATGTCATCGCTATCTGCGCGGACGCAGAAGTTCCCCGGCGACAATGCCAGCCAGATAGGTCCGGGGCAAGTGCCTGAGTGGGGGCAGGTCGGAACGAACGTCAACTATGCGAGGTTCGTCGAGTTCGGGACTAAGAACATGAAGGCTCAGCCATACCTGACACCCGGCCTTGAGGCGTCGAAATCGGACATTGATGTATACATCGAAGAGGCCACCAAGAAGATCGAGGCCACATGGCAGTAACAGGGAATCTCGGCGGAATCAAGGCGGCCATCTGCACCGCGCTCAGGGGTGTCACGACTCTCAAGCGGGTCTATGACCATCTGCCGGCCTCGATCAACGAGACGCCATGCGCCTATGTCCTGCCGAAGTCGGGGACGTTCCACATGGACGCGGGGTCGAACATGACTCACCGCCTGGAGGTGTCCATCCTGCTCAAAAGGATAGGCGATGTGGAGGATGCGCAAGAGGCGCTAGACGACTATCTCGACGCCACGGGGACCATCGCGGCAGCCATCGAGTCGGCCACTTTGGGAACCTACGCGCACACCCTCATGGTCGAGGGATATCACGACTACGGCGGGTATGAGTTCCCTGTCGGGTCACAGCAATATTTTCTCGGCGTCCGATTCGATGTGCTAGTGATTGCATAAGGAGGCAATATGGGTACAGCAGGTAAACAGTTCGGCAACAACCTTTGCTTCAAAATCGATCCGGTCGGCACGACCGCGGCATCTACCATCTGCGATATCTCAGACCACGTGCTGAGTGTCGATGGCCTACCCGGCGAAAGGGAGATGGCCGATGTGACGTGCGGCGGGGGATCTGTCGCGCACGCTTGGCTCCCCGGAATGGTGGGCGCGGATATCACGCTTGAGTGCCTCTTCGACCAGACCACGGGAACGGCGTGGGACTGCTTCCTCTCCACGGCCTACATGTACACGGCTGACACTCACTCGCGCTCGTTTGAGTACTACCCGGCGGGCGCGACGACCGGCTACCCCAAGATCACCGGAGAGTGCAGGGTCAAGTCAGTGACGGTCCCGGCCAAGCCCCTGGAGCCGATCACCTTCAGCGTATCCCTCGTCCTGGATTCCACACTCACGATAACCACGGCATAGGAGGATAGATGGCGACAGCGTTAAAGAGTTTCGGAAACAACCTCGACTTCCGCATCTGTTGTGCGGACAGCTCGGGCAACTCAACGGCGAACTGGAAAGATATCAGCGATTGGGTCATGTCGGTGGACGGCCTCCCGGGAGAGCGGGAGATGGCAGACGTGACCTGTGGCGGTGGCAGCGTGGCTCACGCCTGGTTGCCGGGAATGATGGGGGCAGACATCACGCTCGAATGCCTGTTCGACCAGACAACCGGATCGGCGTATGACGTGCTCTCCGGTTACACGGGCGACACCTACCACCGGCATTGGGCCTACTACCCGGCGGGGCAGAGTTCAGGATACCCGATGATGCACGGGGCATGTTGGGTCAAGTCCATCACTCTGGGATCAAAGCCCCTCGAGCCACTGATGATGAGCGTTTCGCTTGTCTTGGATTCGACCATCACGGTCACAACCTGTAGCACGTAAATAGAAAGGGGGAGAAGTGTCGGATTTTTTCATAGAGAACGAGACTGAAAAGGTAGAGTTTCCCGATGGCGTTTGGATCGAGTTGAAGCAGGAACTTGACCAGGAGGACCAGGACGCCATCGCCGGGGCCATGCTGAAGCTGAAGGGGAAAGACCTCGAGATGCAAGTGGGTAGGCTGATCCTCTTGGAGCGCATGGTGCTCCGGTGGTCCTTCGATACGCCGGTCAACAAGTCGAACCTGTCGAAGCTGCGGCGGAAGTACCGTGAGCCCGTTCTGGACAAGATCAACGACCTGAACTCCGTGGCCTTCGAGTACGTCGCAAAAAACTAGACGGGGGCATCTTCCGCAAGCCCATGCAGCGCCTCTTGAAAGGCGTTGATAGAGACTCGGAGGATGCCCGCAGGTACAGGCGCTTCCACGTCATGAGAGAGATGCACTGGAACCTCTGGGAGTACAAGCACACCCCGGCCTCAGTCATTGAGGAAATCTGGGGCTGGATCAAAACGGACCGGCAGATGGAACAAGAGGCAATGGAAAAGGCGCGAGGCAAGAGGAAATAGATGGACGCCAAGCTCAATGTGCTTATTGCGATCCGAGACTCTGCCTCTAAGGGTCTTCAGGCTCTCAACAAGCAACTGACCGAAACCAAGAAAGAGGCCGAGAAGACCAAGGAGGCATGGGGCGCATTGGCGAAGGCCAGCGCCGCACTAGGAGCTACGGTCGTGGGGTCATTCGGCCTGATGGTCAAGGCGGCGGAGTCTGACCGGCAGTCGTCCGCCAAACTCGCCCAGATGCTCAAGAACGTCGGCGTAGCCTATGACGATGTGAAGGACTCACTCGAGGCCAACATCAAGGCCACCTCCAGAAAGACGGGCATCTCCGATGAGGCACAGCGTGACGCCCTGTCGCAGTTGGTCATGGTGACCGGCTCCTACAAGAAGTCCCTAGACGCTCTGCCTGCGGTCCTGGACCTGGCCGCCGCCCGTGGGATGGATGTCTCATCTGCAGCCGTGACTATGGGGCGGGCATTGAATGGAGACACCACCATCCTGAAGCGATACGGCATCGCGGTCAAGGAGGGCGCCAACGCTACAGAAGTACTAGAGGCAGTGACCAAATCCTGTGGAGGGGCAGCGGAGGCCATGGCCTCACCGTTCACCATTCTCCAGAATGAAGTGGGCGAGATGGGCGAGGCGATAGGCAGTTTCCTTTTGCCCGCCCTTTCCAAACTCGTGGAGGCATTCACCACTGTCGTCTCATGGGTTTCGTCGTTCATCTCGA